AAATATGAACTCGCCACAAATGATCGAGTATGCGAAACAATATCAAGATGTAGAAAGCGTTGATGATATCGTAAATAAATTTTTTGTTCAAACATCGACAAAAGAGATAGAAAATTTAAAGCTTTACCTTGTGAGCCTATACAACCAATTTGTGTCCGATAACCCAATCGTCCAAAAAGAGACATTTCATCCAAACGTTACTAGTAGGGTATCATATGGACGTTCGCCAATTACTTTGCAAAAGCTTAACGAATGCTATAGCGATTGCAGATGGTTGGAACTATTTATTAAGGTTCGAAACAAGGAAACCGGACTTAATTATTCGACCCCTGCGGAGACGGCCATTATAAGGGTGGCGAAAGATATACAAAAAACACTTGACACACGAGAAGCGATGCGTTATACTAGAGTAAAGTTCTCGGGGGTTGAGTTTTATAACGGTTCTCTATATCACGCGAGTGAGAAGATGCGGCAGGCAATGTCAGGCAAAGATAAGCTGACACCTGAAGAAGTTATAAAAAGAAAAGCCAAGAGTATCAAGAAAGTTTTTTACTAAAACGGGGTTTAAATTGTATTTTCAAACGCTCGACGATAAGGGCGAATGTGTAGGAGTATATAGTGATGGAAAGCTCTACTTTGGAGACCTACCGAAAGGTCTCACTAAAACGTGGAAGTATGCTGAGTATTTGGAAGAAAGCGATGTTGAGTACGCTCATCTTTACTGCGGAGGTAGGAGCCTTAATGACGTTTGTCCAGCTCACCTAATTGACGACTGGACAATTGTCGAGGATAAGTTGAAGGCGTTTTATCGTTCATTTGTGCTGTCAAAGGTAGATTTGAACGATAATTGTTTCTTTGATCTTGTTCCAAGGCAATTCCTCATGCAATACTGCGATATTCGCAATAAAATCACCGAATATGTGTTCGAAACTTACGAAAAACCAGAAAACTATGACCATATGGTCGAGTTGACGAAGGTAATGTCTAAAATTAGGCGACAAAAGCTAAGTGTGGACGTGTCTAGCTTGTCACACAAGGCCCATGTGCCCAAGTATCGACAAGCAATGAAGAAGTTTGCACAGATTGACCCATTTTGTCGCTATAATATCGACGGAACCAAGACTGGACGCCTTACAACACAGAAGGCATCCTTCCCTATCATGACAATGGATAAGGACTTTCGCTCTATCGTGCGACCGACTAATGGGTGGTTTGTCGAGCTTGATTTCAACGCAGCCGAACTGCGGACGTTAATGGCTCTAGGAGGCGCTGAGACACCCCTAGAAGACATCCATGACTGGAACATGCATAACCTGTTCCCTAAAAGTACAACCCGCGACGAGGCTAAGCAGAGGTTCTTCTCGTGGCTCTACGATGATAACAAAACTAACCCATATCTATCCAAGTATTATGATCGAGATAAGGTTCGACAATTATATTGGAAAAACGGTTTTGTTAAGACCATGTTTGGCCGAGAGATTGAAGCTGATCGTAAGCACGCACTAAATTATATTATCCAAAGCACCACAGCAGACCTTGTTCTTCGACAGGTAATTAAAGTTCACAAAATGTTGCAGGGCATGCAGACTCACATTGCTTTTACAATCCACGATAATATTGTGCTTGACATGCCATACGAAGAGCGTTATAATATACCCATGCTGGTTGAAGAGTTTTCCAACACTGCGTTGGGCAAGTTTTTGGTCAACGTGAAGGCTGGCAAAGACTTTGGAAGCTTGAGGACATTAAATCTATGAACGTTATTGGACTAGGAAAGGCGGGTTGCGCCATTGCGGATGACTTTGCGCGATACCCGCAGTACACAATTTTTAAAATTGATGTTGACATGGTTGGCAAGAACTGTTATAATGTACAAGCACAACCGGGACCAGAAGAGTACGAGGCCAGTGCCCCGTCGTTTGAAGAGTTTTTCAAGGGAGTTAGTGGAGACACGATTCTTGTTATTGGTGGCTCTGGGGATATCTCTGGTCTGTCACTACGAATTATGGAGCAAATCCACCAAACATGTAAAATTACTATTTTGTACATTCGCCCCGACGTGGAGTTGTTGAGCGAAGTAAAAAAGATGCACGAGCGTGTAACATACAATGTGCTCCAAGAGTACGCTCGTTCGGGACAAATCAAGGGCATCTGTTTGGTTAGCAACACTCAGTTAGAAAATATCCTTGACAATGTTCCAATTATGGGTTATCATAAGAAACTAAATGATTTTATCGTGTCCACTATGCACATGATAAATGTTTACAAAAATTCAGACCCTGTTATGGGATCGTTGAGTGAGCCGGGTGAGACAAAGCGAATTTATACAATTGGTATCTACGATATCGAAAATAATCAGGAAAATTTGTTTTTTCCACTTGACAACGTGAGAGAAAAGGGTTATATTTATAGCATCAGTAAGGAGAGGCTTCAAACGGAAAGTGGTCTGCACAAACAGATCACTTCTCAAATGAAAGAGAAATTATCAGACGAAAACATGAGTATCTCTTTCGGAGTTTTTGCTACTGACTATAACAGGGATTATGGGTACTTAACTGCCCACAGTCCTTTGATTCAAAGCTAGTAGGACAGGAAATTTGCTGTTCTAACTTTACTAATAGGAGAAAAAGAAAATGGCTATTGATCTAAACAAGATGCGTGCAAAGCTTGATGCACTACAAAACCGAGGCGAGAAGAAGGATTCTTCTTTCTGGCGTCCACAAGAGGGTGAGCAAACAATTCGTATTGTTCCAACAGCGGATGGCGACCCCTTCAAGGAGTATTGGTTCCACTATAACTTGGGTAAGAACCCCGGTTTCCTTTCACCGAAGCGTAACTTCGGCGTTGAAGACCCACTGAACGACTTTGTTCGTCAGTTGTTCAAGGAAGGCACCGAGGACTCAATTAAGATGGCCAAGAATCTTATGGCCCGTCAGCGTTTCTTCGCCCCCGTGCTTGTTCGCGGAGAGGAAGAGAAGGGAGTCCGTATCTGGGGCTTCGGCAAGATGGCGTATCAGGAATTGTTGAACCTTGTTCTCAACCCCGAGTATGGAGACATCACGGACGTTGAGGGTGGCACCGATCTTGTTCTCAAGTACGGTAAGCCACCGGGAGCGCAGTTCCCGCAGACTACCCTGACTCCACGACGCCGCACTTCACCTCTGTGTGATGATGCCATCGGCGGACCAGAGAAGTGTGCCGAATTGCTTGCGAGTATTCCAGACTTTGACGGTCTGTTCCCACGCAAGTCTCCAGAGGAGATCCAGACCATGCTCGATGAGTGGCTGGCTGGTGAAGACTCCGCTGGTGATGATGTTGTCAAGTACGACAACAATAGCACAACAACTTCGGTTGATAGTGCTTTTAATGAACTAATGAACGCTTAAGGAGAAATAATGTTCAATTTTGTAAATCGCGACCACCTCTTTGGTGCGGTGGCCGGTGCTTTCCTTATCCTTGGTGTCAGTATGATGACCGGCTGCTCCACAGACGAGCTTGTCGATACTGCTGAAACTACGGAAACTACGGAAACCACCACTGAAACCACAGAGGATACCACTGAGACTGTGACAACCCCCGTCGAGACTGGCGATACGGGTTCTGACACTGGCACGGTTACCACAACCGAGACTGGTGACTCTGGCTCTACTGGTAGCTGATTCGTGACCCACGGGGAGGCACAGGGTTAACAGGTGCCTCTTAATTTAAAAGGATGTTATTATGAGTGAAGAAAATAAGTCTAATTTGACAACTACAGTTGCAGTAGTATTGATTGCTATGTTTACAGTTGTCTGGGGTGGCTGGGTCACATCAATTGGTCCTAGTAGCACTAACAACACAGAGACCGTCGCAACTACTGCGACCCCAGCCGAGTTGGTTGAAGTCTCTGCGGAAATTAATAGTGACGGGATTGTTGAGGAGATTGTAGTAATCGCTGATCCAACAAACTTGCCCTCTGATGAGGAGTTAGACATTACGGAAGTTACAACCGCAGAAATCGCGGAGTGATCCCCCGACCGCAGGGAGGCATGGGTTTAAAGATGCCTCAACAATTTAATCGGAGGAAAAAATGAATATTTTAGAGAAGAACAGCACCATTTCTAATTCTTTTCTTGTGGCAACGCTCTTTTCCATCGCAAGCTCCATTGTAATTTGGGGATCTGGTGGCGAAGATGTTGAACAATCACAGCGACTTGCTCTTTTTGTTGGCCTTTGGGCACCAACATTCATGGGCTTTGCAAACTACTACAAGGAGGAATAATGAGTTTATATAAGAAGATTCGATCACTTGGGGTGGCAGATGACGCCATGGTCAACTTCAGTTACGAAGATGGCTGCGACGTTTTCCACTTTAACGAGACTCACATTGAGACTGCTATGAGCGAAACCAATTTTGCTTATACTCTTGCCGAGGCTATCACCGAAGGTGTCTTGTACCGTAATGGTAACGAGATTCTAGAGG